CAGCCCTGCCTTCCATGCTGAATCCGGTGCGCTCGCCAGATTCAATCTTGGCAAAGTACTCAGGCGACCACACGACACCCAAGAGCCACGTGCCCTTCTTCACCTCTTGATCGCCGATTACCATGTCGCAAGGCGCAATGTAGGATTCGACAACGGTCCCCAACTGGTCGTCGTCCTCCGTATTGATGTGCATGTCATTTAGGCCGCGCTTCTCCACGGTTTCAAAGATGTCGGTGACATCAATGCGAACCGACTTGCCAGATGCAGCGGCCTTGACGACTTCTTCGAGCACACGAACCGCAGTCTTGGTGAGCTTGTCCTTGCCCTGGAGCTTTCGCATGTAATCCCAAGCAGCTTTCTCGATGTCCGGTGCCTCTGCGAAGTCTCCTTGGGTATCGACAACGTTCGGCTCATACACGATGCCAAGGGTGTAGTTTTGCTTCTCGTTCTTCGCGATAAATCGCTTGCGTTCTGGCATCTCACCACCTCCGTTAGAAGAATTCCAAGAACCGTTCTTCCTCCCGCCTGGCATCGTATTGCACAAAGCATCGGCAGTTCAAGTGCGCCTTCGGGTGGTTGTGATGCTCTCCGTTCAGGTCTACGAACGGTTCATCGCGTCGCACCGTCTGCATGTGAAGGGAACGACAAACAGGACAGGTCAGCTCGTCAATCTGAGCGAACCACGTCTTCACCACTTCGTAACCGTCGCGTTCCCAAAGCCACGCAGCCACCGCCATGCCAAAGGCTACCGCGTCAACGGCATTGCCCGTCGTGATAAGCTCACCACGAACCTGGAAGAGGGCTTCACCTCTTCGCTGTCCTTCTTGTTCACCGTTCGCAAGAGACTGCCGTACAACGACACCGGCATACCTCCGATTAAGGCCAAACACTCCATTCTCCAGAAGGAAGGTCCGTTGCTGTTCGTCACTCCAGCCCGCATCTTGGAGGGCTGTTAGGGATTCGTACAAAGCCAAGCGGGTTTCATCGGCAATCAGCCGTGCTTCCTGTGCAGCTTTCTCGTGGGCCCAATCAGCAATCCTTGTCTGGCCCAACACGAAAGCGACTGGGATGTTGCCTTCAACGGATTGCCGACGCATCGCAGCATCACCGGCCTCCATGAGTACCGGGGCAAGCGACTCAGCCAACAACTCTTCAAGTTCGTACCACAGAAGGACATTTAACCATGCGGTTGTCTCAATGCCAGACAACCGCTCGCGCAACGCAAGAAACCACATAGCCACCACGGTAGCGATCTCCGCACTGTGTTGTTCCAAGAGATCAGCGTACCAAGAGGGTTCAGGGCGTATTGGCTTACTCGCTACAAATGCTTCGGCCATTGCCAGCAAATCGACGTCTTGCTTAGCAACATGACTATCATGCAGGAGATGGACGTGTTTCATTGTCGGGCCTGCCCCCCAGCGCCCTGCCTATCGACTCACGTGCCCGGGCTTCCATCACAGAAGGTGGCATTTCTGCATCATCCACATCGGACTGTGGGAATCCGAGCATGTGCCGCAGGTACTTGCGAACACCCGGATCGGACCGAAATGCGTCGATACCAGACAAGCGGAACAGAATGTCTGCGAGCGTCTTCGGGTCCATGTTCTGTACCGGTCCGGGTGCCACTTTGGGCAGTTCATCAAGAGGCTTGTCCATACCATTCAGCGCAAAGAGCCGCCGAACCGCATAGCGATTTACAACGTCTGCAATCCTCTGTAGCCACTGGCCCATGGCAAACACCAACAGATTGCGCTTCACGTCGGCCATAGCGTACGACCCGGCGTTTTCATGACCCATCAAGATGATGTCGCCCAGCAAAGCCATAGCTATCCGCACGTCGTAACGCTGAATCACGCGTTCAGTGTCCATGGTCTTCGATCCTTCAGCGGACAAAAGTTGCAAGCCACCTGCGGTCTTCCAACTCCCCGGTAGCACTGCACCCATGTTCTCATCCTTGCGGATGTAACTCACCATATCTTGGGCGTACTTTAGCTTCTGCTTGGCTTCAGCCGTGTTCAAGAACAACTCATCTGGTACATAGAGCACTGGATAGCCTGCAAGGTCACGCTCGATGCCAATGGCCTCGATCACTTCAATGCGTTTCTTGAAGTAATACGGGCGATACGACGAGCGAAACACAGAAACCCCTTCTGGATTGTTCTTGATAGACTTTGTACGGAACAGCAGGGCTTTTTCAATGGGAATTGGCCTCGGGTTACGGAATCCCGCTTCCCAATTCGGGTTCTGCTCAAAGCCCTTGATCCCACCATCTTTGTCGAATATCCAACGGGCGATAGTGTCTTGCCCGCGGAACGGCAGTTTTTTCCACATGATCTTGCCGTTGACTTCGCGGTAGCAAATCTCTGCCACTGAAAAACCATATGGCAGCATCGTGATTGCCTCGGTGATAAAGTCGCCCCAGGAGTGTGACATGCCGTGCATGTTCGCTTCAAGGAATTCGGCATCACGCTTCGCACTGTTGCCCTTCGGAGCTGGGTTCACGGTCCAATTTGCACTACGAACCAACTGTTCAACGATGAACAGCACCGCGCCCGCAACTGGGTCGTGAATCATTTCTGTGTAGGCTTTCATGCGTTCAGGGAGGGTCCGCAACTGTGGCAACGGGTCATCGACGACCAGTCCCCCGCTCGTCTTCAAGCCTGTATATCCGATCTCCTGAAACACCAGCCCTGGCTCTAACGGCTTTTCTTGGACTTCGGTAGCCACAGACTCACCTCCCTCACATTTTCAGGCGCGCCAACGGCCTCGGACGGTAGGGGGTCAGACCGCCCGAGGCTCCAGCCCGTGCCCTAATTGGCTTGCGCGCCTAGCTGGAAAAAGGGCGTCGCATAAAACCGTCGCACCCCGACAAAAAACACCGAAGGGTCCCACGGCCATAAGCCGCTGCCGCACCAGAAATGGCGCGGCCTTCGGTGCAAAAACAAAAACGGCCCGAGCTATTCGAACCGCTTAGTGTTACACGTGTTCACGACAAGTATAACACATGATTCACTAATCGCAAATAGGGGTATGCACACTCAAAAGCCACTCCAATAACTCGAACCCACTCCGACCATCACTGGCATAGCCGTGAGTCCACCGCCAATGGTCTGTGCGTTCGCCAGCATGAGCGCATCACCGCGGTCAGGAGACTTCAGACCACGCTTCCGCATCTCCTCTTTGCTCTCGACACGAATCTTCCCGCCAGAATCAACGATCCGATACTTGATGGACGAAAGCTGCGAAGCCAACGTGTCATCCGGTGGCAATGCCAGCGCATTCGGGTTCTCCGGGTTCAGATCCTCACGCAACTTCCACCACAGCTCACTACGCAGGTTAGCGAACTTCTCGGGCTTTGTGGAACTGACCTGCACGTTGACACCAATCACAGGAAGCCCCTCTTGCTTGGCCTGGTCAACCACGCCGCCGCCGACGCCGATCTCATCGACCCGGATCACCCTAGCGCCGCCAGCATACATGCGGATGTAGCCCACCGACTCCGACGTTGAAGCATTGTGCCACGTCTTCAAAGGATGCACGTAACGACCCGATATGAGGCAGCACACACTCTCAGAGTCTCCGTATCGTGCAATGTCCACCCCTGCAACTTCCGGTCCTTCTGGGCTCATGTCATGCCAACGCTTCTGCGCCTCTATGATCCACGAAAGCGGAATCAGCGTATCGTTCCCTGTCGGCGGGAACTCACCGAGCACACGGCTATACCAAAGCGGCGAATCCTCTCCCCACTCTGCTCGGCGCTCCTCCACCCACGTCCTGGTCACAAGGCCAGGGATAACCACGCGGCCTTCTTTGACGTTCGGAGTATCAAAGGCGCTAATGGTGTGCTTCACATACTTCGGGTCGTTGAAGTAGCTGTGAAACATCGTCCCAGTTTCGAGTGGGTTTCCGATGTGCAGGATGTGTGCTCCCTCAGAAGTGAGCAAAGCCGATGGGATGCGTTCGTGAATCGCTGCATCCACTTCCGCGCTTTCGTCCACGATCACGAGAAGCTTACCCGAACGCGGGTGAACACCTTGGATGTTACCGGGATCATCAACCGA